CGGTATGCAGATGGTGCCTTCTAGACCCGCTCCCGCTGTAGGCGGTATGCAGATAATGCCCCCTAAAACCGGTCCTCGTCCTGATTATAACAATCGTCAGATGAATGTCTTACCTCCTGTCGTTCGTACTCCTGCCCCAATGACGGTTAATGAGTATGTGAAGCAGCGTAAAATTCCAGATAAGAGGGCTTAACCGTAATGGCTGGACTTTCGATTCTCAGAGTTGTTAGTAATTCCGAGCTTGTTAAGCAAGAGAAGGATCGTATTAACAAAGAAGTTCAGGATCGTCAGAACAGTTCCCTCATTCTTGGTATATCGTCTTATCTCCGTGAGTGCTGGGATGCTGCCAAGATTGCGAAGCAGCCTCTTGAGTTGAAAATGCTCAAGGCTATGCGTCAGCGTAACGGTGAGTATGAGGCAGATAAACTTGCAGCCATCCAAACTCAGGGTGGGTCTGAAGTCTACATGATGATCACTGAGGTTAAGTGTAGGGCTGCTGAGAGCTGGCTACGCGACATCCTGCTTGATACAGGTACTCCCCCTTGGGATATCAAGCCTACGCCGCTCCCTGAGTTATCTCCTGTTCAAGCCAAAGAGATCGAGTCCATCTTTGCTGATGCGGTTATGGAGATACTGAAGTCCGAGGATCGTGCTCCTACTCGCGATGAAATCTCCCAGCTAAAAGAGATGGTGGCTCAGGACTATAGGTTCCGTGTTCTGCATGAGGCTCAGACCCGTGCGGACAAGATGAACTTGAAAATCTCTGATCAGTTTGCCGAAGGCGGCTGGTCTGAAGCCTTTAACGATTTTATTACTGACCTTGTTACTTACCCTTGTGCGTTTATCAAAGGGCCAGTTGTACGTAGGCAGCGTGTCCTAGGTTGGACTCAGGATGAGTTTGGTAAGACGGTCGCTGCTCCAACAGAGCGCATTGCGCCTGAGTATGAGCGCGTAGACCCGTTCAGAATCTTTCCAGAGCCGGGTGTGTCTAACCTGAATGACGGGTATATCTTCGAGCATCACCGCCTAACCCGTATGGATTTGGCTGATCTTATCGGTGTTCCGGGGTATGACGACAACTCCATCAAGGCCGCTCTTGAGAACGGGAATGCTTCCTCTTGGGTTAATGTATCCTTCGAGTTTCAGAAGGAACAGGAAGAGCACAAGTTCAATACGACACTTCGGCCTACCGAGATGTTCGACGCCCTTGAGTTCTGGGGTAAGGTAAGCGGGCAGATGCTGCTTGACTGGGGTCTTACAGAAGATGATGTCCCAGATGAGTCGAAAGAGTATGATGCCAATGTGTGGGTAGTGGGCAACCATGTCATCAAGGCCGTACTGAACTACGACCCGCTAGGTGAGAAGCCATACGCCAAAACCTCGTTTATCAAATGCCCCGGCGCGTTCTGGGGCAAGGGTATTCCAGAGATCATCGAAGATATCCAGAATGTTTGTAACGCAGCAGCCCGTGCTCTTGTGAACAACATGGGCATCTCGTCTGGCCCACAGGTTGAAATTAACATAGATCGTATTCCTCCGAACGAGGACATCACCCAGATTCACCCGTGGAAGGTTTGGCAGGTACTGAATGATCCTGTCGGATCGAGTGCGCCTGCTGTGCGGTTCTCACAGCCAGATGATAATGCGACTACGCTCGTTGCTGTGTACGATAAGTTCTCACGACTGGCTGATGAGCACTCCGGTATTCCTGCGTATCTGTACGGTGATCTTAACGTGCAGGGGGCTGGTCGCACATCGTCTGGTCTGTCTATGCTCATGGGCAGCGCCGGTAAGGGCATCCGCCAAGTCGTTATGCACATCGACGCCGACATAGTTAAGCCGATAGTCAAGCGTCAGTATATCTACAATATGCGTTACGATCCTGATGAAAGCATCAAGGGTGATGTCATTATCCTGCCTCGCGGTGCAATCAATCTCGCATCTAAGGAGACAATGAATGTTCGCAGACTTGAGTTTCTCAATGCTACGTCGAACCCTGTCGATATGGAAATCATCGGTAAAGATGGGCGGGCTGCTATTATTAGAGAAGTTTCTCGAAGCCTGCAGATGCCTATGGACGAAATTGTCCCGTCTTCTGAAAAGATGGACTACAATGATCGGATGAAGGCTAAAGTAGCCGTAGCTCAGGCTAGCCAGCCAGAACAACAAGCCGGTATATCGGCTCCAAAACCTACTCCTACCCAACCTGATGGAAGCCCAAAGGGCGGTATGGACGCTAACTTAGTAGCAAATAGAGCAGTGGGGGTTAATCGATGATTCGCCCAGATGCTCAGGTTATCAAGGCTTTCGCGCTTATGGTTAGGCAGCACCCAGACGTACTGACCTATCTCCAAGCGTGGAGAGCCCACGAACTTGAGAATCTACCATTTGCGCTAGCAAACTCGGCAATTTCACAGGGGCGTTGCCAAGTCCTAGGCGAGCTTGTAAAGTTCGCACAAGAAGCACCTGACCTAGCGGCTAAAAAGCCGACTAGTTAACACGCACACCGGATAGGAGCGTACCTAATGGCACTACCAGAACAGATTCGCAAACAGAGTGAGGCAGTACAGGAATTGTACAAGCAACTTGGCGCTGAGGATAGCGGAGCAGACACCACATCTGCCTCCGACGAAAACTCTTCGACGGGTGACAATGCTGGTACACAGGCTGACAGCGCCGACACTTCAGTTAGTTCTGTTGACCAATCTACGGAGAAGAACGAGCGTAGCACCGTAGATGGCCCGAGTTCAGAAAGTTACGAGCAACAGTGGCGTTCCCTGCAAGGTATGTATAACGCTACGAACAACCGCCTACAGTCTGTTACGGAGACTAATAAAGAGTATCAATCTAGAATTGCTCAGATGGAGCAGCTTCTCGCTTCGTTATCAACAGTCCCATCCAATACCGCTCCGATTATGGCTAATCAGAATCTTGTCTCTGAGTCAGATCGTAATGATTACGGTGAGTCCATTGATGTGATGCGTAAGGTTTCTCGTGAAGAGCTTTACCCTGTGGCTGCTAAGATTGCTTCTATCGAAGCAACCATCAACCAGCTTGCAGCTAGCTTGAATACTTCAGTACTTCCTCAGGTTCAACGGGTTGCCCACCAGCAGGCCATGAGTTCTGAAGAGAGGTTCTGGACGGCTTTGTCTAACTCCGTACCGAATTGGCAACAGATCAATAACGATTCTGGCTTTCAGGGTTGGTTATTGTCTATTGATCCTTTGACTGGAATTTCACGTCAGACATACTTGGAGCAAGCGCAGAACTCCTTGGATGTTAACCGTGTGGCAGCGTTCTTCCAATCGTACTCTGAATCGTCCGGTAAGTTTCTTGCCGACGCTAATGCTCAACCTAATCGGTCTGCAGTATCCTCTCAACTTGAGAAGCAGGTTAATCCGGGTCGCTCTAAAGGCGGTTCACCTCCTGCAACTCAGAATGCCAAGACATACACCGCCGCTGACATAACCGACTTTTTCAATAAAGTCCGTCAAGGTGTGTATCGTGGTAAAGAGGACGAACGCGACCGTATTGAACGCGACATCTTCGCTGCACAGCGGGATGGACGCATTGTCGTAAACGGTTAACTAGGAGTTAAGCTCATGGCTTTTTCAGTCGCAGCAGGTCGCCCGCAGTATTCGGGCAACTTCATTCCCGAAATCTGGTCGGGCAAACTTATCCAGAACTTCTACGATGCAACGGTCCTCTCAGCCGTCTCCAATACGGATTACGAGGGTGAGATTCGTCAGTACGGTGATACGGTCAACATCCGTACTACCCCTGAGATCACCATCTCGACATACGTAAAGGGTCAGACTCTTGCAGTTCAGAGTCCAGAGAAGGCCAAGTTGCAGCTTATGATCGACAAAGGCGAGTACTTTGCCTGCATCGAAGACGATGTTGATAAAGTTCAGGCTGACATCGCGATGATGGATACTTGGTCGAAGGACGCCTCCGAGCGTATGAAGATCAAGATCGATACCCGCGTTCTCACTGACCTGCTCCCAGATATTGCTGCGGCTAACAAAGGCAACACCGCCGGTCGTATCACTGGTAACATCGATCTTGGTTCGACTGGTACTGCATTTGCGCTTACGAAGGCTAATGTTCTGGACTACATCGTTGACATGGGCGTTGTTCTTGACGAAGCCAATGCTCCTGAGTCGGATCGCTTCCTTATTATCCCTGCCAAGATGGCTGGTTTTATTAAGAAGTCTGACCTCAAGGATGCTTCGATCACTGGCGACAGTTCGTCGGTATTGCGTAATGGTCGTATCGGCATGATCGACCGCTTTATGCTCTACACAAGCCATAACTTGGCTGTCTCATCCGGTAAGTTCAGCCTCATCGCTGGTCACAAGATGGGCTTCACATTTGCTTCGCAGATGACAAACATGGAAACCATTCGCTCTGAATCAACCTTCGGCAATATTGTCCGTGGTCTTCAGGTCTATGGCTACAAGGTTGTCAAGCCTGAGGCTTTGGTTCAGGGCGTTGTCACGCTTGCCTAATTAGAAGGGGGGTAACACCCCCTTTTTTCCCCTTGTCATCTTTCACGGAGTAATTATCATGGCTACTTATACCACCGCAATCGGCTTCAACGCCGGTTCAGCCGCTCTTCCAGCGGATTCGCTTAATAAAGTCCACCGGGTTGAGATTCTTCTCGACTTTCCGAAGATCATTGCTGCTCGCGCAGCAGCCGGTCTCACAGCACTCGCTGCCTCTGACGTCTTGGAAATTCTTCCAGTCCCAGCAGGTTCGATTGTGTCTAACGTAGGCATGGTTGTGACCACCGCTGCGGGTCTTACCAGCACGTTGTCGATTGGTGACGGCTCTGCCGCCGCTGGTTATCTTGCTGCTACGTCGGTCAATGCTACCGGTACTTCGGGTGGCGTTCCTGTCCTCGCGTCTGGCGCATTCGCCCCAACGCTCTCGGGCGGTAAGGCTTACGCGGCTGCTGATACGATTGACGTGACCCTCGGCACTGCGGTTCCTGCAGCCGCTGTTGTCCGCGTGTTTGCAGTACTCATCGATCTCAACTAATACAGATAGGGGGGCATAAGCCCCCCTTCTTGCATAGGAGAATAATATGTCAAACGTAACAGCAAAGCACGTTGATGCAACCGGTACTATGCTTACTGGGCGCTACAATTTACGCGGCTATCACACAATAAGCGGCGGTACTGCCGGTGATGTTATCTTCCGCGATGGCGGTTCAGGCGGCACTATCAAATTGCAGTTCAATATCGGCACTGGTACGCAGCCTATTGTGATGCCAATCCCTGCTGACGGTATCTTATTTGCCACCGATATACATGTAACGCTACCAGCTACGGCAAAAACCACTGTATTTGTTGAGTCTGTGTAATGGCTAAGACACCCGCATGGCAGCGCAAAGAAGGTAAGAACCCTAGTGGCGGTCTTAATGCCAAGGGTAGAGCCTCCTATAATGCGGCTAATCCCGGTAAGCCGGGGTTAAAACCACCACAGCCCGAGGGCGGCTCGCGTAAAGATTCTTTCTGTGCTAGGATGACTGGCATGAAGAGAAAGTTAACTTCTGCTAAGACGGCAAACGATCCTAACTCTCGTATCAATAAGTCTCTCAGAGCATGGAACTGCTAAGATGCCAAAATCTAAAGTTAACGCAGCAGGTAACTACACTAAACCAACGATGCGTAAGCGCATATTTAATGAGATTAAAGCTGCTGCGGTACAAGGTACCGGTGCAGGCGAATGGTCGGCTCGTAAGGCACAGCTTCTTGCGAAGCGGTATAAAGACGCTGGAGGAGGGTACAAATCATGAGCAAGAGTGCAACTCATTATCTACCTGACGGGAAAGTCTATAAAGGTGCAATGCACAAGACTAACGGAAAACTGATGAGCGGCGCAAAGCACTCAGCGGCAAGCAAACCATTGAGCCACACACCTATGAAGAAAAAGAAATGAAAGCCCCTCAAAAATCCTTAAAAGACTGGGGAGATCAGAAATGGCGTACCAAGTCTGGAAAGCCGTCTTCTAAGACAGGAGAGCGGTATCTACCAGAAGCTGCAATTAAGGCGTTGTCTCCTGCGGAGTATGCAGCTACAACTGCAGCGAAACGTAAAGGTACAAAAGAAGGCAAGCAGTTTGTAAAACAACCCAAGAGTATTGCTGCTAAGACATCCGGCTACAGGTGAAGTGAAAGGGATTAACAGATGCCTAGATTTCTACGTAATAAACGCGACGGCTTTATCTACGACTGGAACCCAATTCTTGCAGAGAACGCAATCTGTGAGGAAGTAACTGAGGAAGAGGCTTTCCCAGAAAACTTCATCCCTAAGGCCCAGAAAGGTCGCAAGTCTAAGATCGATCTATCGACCGAGGATATTCCTGAAGAGCCTGCAGTTGAGAATACAGAATTAGGCATCGAAGCTAGTCGAGGACTGTAAACATGATACTCGCAGATGTGATCACCGAAGTTAGGAAGATGCTGCAGGATACGAGTACTGACGCGGCTCTTCAACGGTATTCGGATGCAACACTTCTAGGGTTTGCCAATCAGACTCTGAAGCGTATAGCCCTTCTGCGCCCAGATTTGTTTGCACTTATCGGAGAGATTCCTTGCACAACCAATGCGACGCTGCAGTCAGCACCGTCCGATTCCATCAGGATTATGGAAATCTTCAGGATCAAAGACGGTCCCGGTATACGCGAGACCAATAGGGAGATTCTGGATCAGACATACCCTGAATGGGTTACAGAAGCAGCCGGTGCTTGTATTAGCTGGATGCGCCATGTTCGTAACCCCAATCGATTCTTTATCTACCCACAGTCCACTAGTGGGCAGATTCTCATCGGTGAGTACTGCCAGACGCCGCCAAATTATGCATCAGCGACGACTGTAGCTCTTCTCCCCGATGGGTACTTCCCCGTTGTGGTTGACGGTACTATATTCCTTGCAGAGTCTATTGATAATGAACATGTCAATTCTAACCGTGCTCAACTTTTCCAGCAGTCTTTCATACAAACTCTGACTACTTCCTTCCAAGCCAGATCAGTTACAGATACAGAAGAAGCTGGACTAACTAAGAAGGAAGTTGTGTAATGGCTACACGGACCTTTATCTCTCTTGAAAACAAATTGTCACCTAGTGTTCCGGGGTGTCCTAGACCTACTATCCAACAGTACGTCAGAGATGCGGCGATAGAGGTCTGTGAGAGAACACTCGTATGGCGTTACGAACAGCCTCTTGTTCGGCTTACTCCCGGCGTGTACGAGTATGAGTACGAGACTCCAACTGATTCTGAGGTTGTGGCTGTTATTCATGCCGCAGTGAACGGTTCTAAAATATCAGCGAAGTCTCAGGATGAGATACACAGGGTGTACCCAGACTGGCCTTCTGCTGACACTACGGTTCGATCTACCCCACGATTCATTTCGCAGTTCGACCCAGATCATTTTATTATTGTGCCTGTACCGGACTCATCCGTTGCCTACGACATTAAGATGTTTCTGGCTTTGAGGCCAACGCCAGACTCAACAGGCATGGACAAGACAGCATTCGATGAGTGCGAGCAGCTTATCATGCACGGCGCGTTACAACATTTGCTGGTGCTGCCTAATAAGTCATGGACAGATAGAGACCTTGCTACTTATCATGCCAAGCAGTACTCCTACAAAACTGCTAGTCGTAGGGCAAAGGCTAGTTTAGGTGTTGCTAGAGCATCACTTACCGTACAAATGCGTCCGTTTGCATAGGTGTTAGCATGTCAGATGTTATTAAATTAGTCCAAGGCGATACGCTTCCAGAGATTTTTCTCACTCTGACGAATGAGACAACGGGTGCTGCTATCAATGTATCCAGTGGAACCATATCGATAGCAGTTAAATTTAGACTGGCTGGCGCTACAACTACATTATCTACAATACCATGCACAAAGACTGATGCCGTTAACGGGATTGTAGCGTTTGACTTCGGCAACGGCGAACTAGCTACTGTTGACCCCGGTATGTACGAGGGAGAGATAGCCATTACTACTGGTAGTGATGTTCAGACCGTATACGATCTTCTTCGCTTTAGGGTGCGTGAGCAGTTTGCATGAGCAGTATAAAGGTAGCAGTCAGCGTAGTTAATTCTTCCGGCATTCTGGCAGAAGTAAGTATAGCTTCTGGTAATAATTTTACTG